ATCTGAAGGCTTTCAAAGTTTGTTCAATTATTTGAAAGATTTGCAGGCAAAAAGGGATGAGGTTTATAAGGCTCAGTTTGACAAACATCTAGAAGACGAAAGAAAACAGTTTGGCAGTCCTGACTATGCTGGATTAAGCCCTAAAACAAAAGAAGAGTTGGCCAGAAAGCATGCTAGGGTTTTGGCTAAGAGAGAGGCTTTTGATATTGTTCCAACAGATAAATTCCCTGCTGCCGACAAAGATCAAGTGTTTGAATTCAAAAGAAAAGGTGCTGCTACAGAGAAATATGTTGCGGATCCAATGATTAATTCTTTGGTGCAGAAACTAGAAGGAACTATTGATAACGAGGATGGTTTTGATTTATCACATCCAACAGTGGTTGAAAAAAAGAAAGGTGATAGTGTAATCCTTCAAAACAAAACAGATGGTTTTAATTTCCCGAACTTTGATACTATCAGTGAAGTTTTGCCAGAATACTTAAAATTACATGCACATGGTATTTTAAAATATGATCCTGAGGAACTGGAAAATACTAAGAATCTTCCCGACAAGAGGACAGAAAATGCAGATGGTGTTAGTGATAATTACACTTACAAACTAGCATTGAATGATTTGATTAAAAAGCACAAAGCTATTCTTAAAAGAGAAAGACCTGTTGAATACAAGGGCAGTGCTGTAAAACTTGAAAAAGACGCAAAGCTTGTCGCTGAAGCTGAGCTCAAGGATTTGATACGGGCAGGAAAGATTGTTACACCAACTGGTGAAAAACTTGAGTTAGATGCAAGCGGCAGGGTTATTCACCCAGATCTTTTCTTGCCACACAAAGAATTTACCATAAGAAAAATAAATTCAGTTGGAAATGAAGTTGAAGAAAAAACCATGAATCCGGTGGTGACTGCTGGGCATTTTTACAGAAGAATAAATCCGGCTGAATCAGCTTTGATTGATAAGGTACAAGAAGCTGGTGGTGATTTGTCTAAAATTTCCGAACCAGAAAGACAGCAATACGAAATACTAAGTCGCAAGCTTCGTGGTATGCATTACGACATCAGTACCGATAAAGTAAAGCCAATTTATGTTAACTCACATAACGAGATGGACTTGAAACATGGTCGTCAAGGTTCTGAGCATAGTCGTGCTGGTGGTTTTCATCCGAATCAAGACTCTGACATTAAGATATTTTTGAGCAAACATGGAATTAATAGGCAGAAATACAACGATAAAATTGCCACATTGTTTAAAGACGATCCTGAAGGTGCAGGACTAAAAGCTGAGATTCGTAACGAAGTAGACAATCAGTTGTTGATGAGCAGTAAAAAAGATACTTTCGATACTATAGTTGAGCGCATGGTATTGCGTGGCGCTGTCGATCAGCTTACAAAAATTGCTTTCCTTAAAGTACTAGAAAACCTTGGTATTGATGGTATAGAATTGCGAACCGATGCTGGCACAAAAGTTCGTAGAAAAATGATTATGAGTATTATTGACCATCTTGAACAACAGGATTTGGGCAGAGGCTCAAGGCGCACCAGAGTTTCAAGAAGAATATTCTTCACAGGCACTATTGACGATATCAAAAAATATAGTGATTCTGTTGTTTGCCGTCCAGACAAGCGTAGATTAGGCAGTAGTCGTTGCGGTTTCCGATATGATCTTGATGAACTTCTTGATATTGGTAGAGAGGCTATTGCACTAGCTATTAAGGCCTCTGATGCAATTGATAAACAGGATGATCTATCTGCTGAGGATTTGGAAACTGAAATTCTCCACTTGAAGGCAGCTTTTGAGCAGGGCCTTATGGCTTTAGAGCTTTCTTATTTTGAAGTTGCTAAAAAGGGTAAAGTAGAAGACTTGGAAACCTTAGAATTGGAAGCCTTCGCACAAGCAAAGAGACAGGTTGAAGAGTTCCTAAATAATCTTGCAAAAACAAGCTTAAGCACCAAGGCCATGCTTGGTGAAATTCAAAATCAAGTTGAGAAAAATGTTAACATTGTTAAGCCTCCAGAAGAACAGACTACTCCACAGACTCAAGAGCCCAAGACATCTGTTCCAGCTGCACAGTTAAATCTTACTGCATATGCCGATGTGAAAAAACAACTAGATGCAGATCCTAAAAATTATGATATGATTATCAAAAATGCTGTGGAAAAAATGGGTAAAAGGTACCCAGACGAAACTCCTAGTGAGCTAAAGTATTTGCGTGATCAGGCTCAATTGAAAATGTCTAATGCCAATGCTGCCATAGATAGAATGATTGCATCGAATTCATTTTTCAATATAAATGTAAATGATCTTAAAATTGCAGACAAGCCTAGGCTAGAATCTCTGTATGCTGCGCTCAAGGCATATGTTGAAAAGAATCCAACTTATGCAAATGTTTATAATGCTAAACTATCAAGTATAGATGCGGAAATAAAACAAAGAGGATAATTTGGATAATCAATATTTGCATTTCATGGTTGTACAGGCCTTGGTAGATTCTCTAAAAAAAATATTTGGAGAATCTGCCAAGGATTACACTGCTGTTATTTTCAAACTGTCTTCTGGTTTAAAAAGCCAAGAAGATGTAAATATGGCTGCTCAATTTTTTGCAAAACTTTTTGAATCTGGTTATAGGCAGTCTGTGGACGCTCACAAAGAAATACTTGAGAAATATGGTTTGACAGCTTCTATTCGAATTAATCAAAATTCGGATGATACTCAGACGGCATGCAGCTTATAAAAAATCCTTCTGGTGCTTGTTTTATTTCTGTTACTTTCCACCATCTTTTGTCTTTATTTTTTGGATACAAGACAGAATATTTGGTAATTTTTGACAAATGAGTCCAAAATACCAAATTAAAATCATCTTCTTCAATTAAAATGGCTTCGAAGTTAAATTTTTTGTCATACTTTATCTTTATGCTTCTTTCTCCATACAAATCATCAATATGAACATCTGCTATGGCTGGAAGGCAATTTATAATGGTTCTTTTATAATTTAGCAATTTTGAATTAATAGAGGCCGGTCTTTCTACCGGTTCTTCGTTAACTGGAACATGGGGTATTTGCGTTTCTTCCTGTTTTACAGGAATTTCTATTTCTGGTGGTTTCTGGACTTTTTCAACCTTTATTAGATTGTTATCTGTTTCTACAACAGTTTTTCCCAAGTTTAATTTTAATTTATTTCTAACTATTTCTTTATTATTATTGGTGATAACTTGTTTTGAAAATTCCATATTGTGTAATTGGAATTCGGCCCACAAATCTTGTTCTTTCATAAGTGGGTTTGGTCCTCGAAGTGTATATGGGGTGCCATCTTTATTTTTTATCACCATATTTTAAATATATAGTATAAATAGATAACAACTGGAGGAAATATGGCATTAGTGGTTCCGAATACATCCGAAGTGGCAATGTTGAACAGGTTGGTTGGCGCAGCTTCTAGTGGTGCGCAGGTTATGAAACTTTACAAATCTGGGCCTGTTGGAATATCTCCATTTCCCGATGATGACAGCACTCTAACTCAATTCACAGAATGCACGGCCTCTGGTTATGCTGCTATTACAATTACAACTGCAGGATGGACAGCATCAACTAGCGCTGGTGGCACAACTACTGCAACTTATTCTCCAGACGCTGTCTATACCTTTAGTACAAGCGAGACTGTTTTTGGATATTATGTTGTTGATCTTACAAGTCCAACCCCCAACCTTTTGTGGGCCGAAGCATTTAGTGGAGGACCTTTCGTTCTTCCATCGGCTGGCGGTCAAATACAAATTACACCTACTGTAAACCTTGCATAATTTTTGGAGAATAAAATGGATAATATTATGAATTTCTTTTTTGCCGATTGGTTTCAAGTAAACGAAGCCGCTATTGGAGAAGACGACTACTCCAAGGTTGTTGATTCGTATAGCAAAATGGTTCAAGAGTTTGCGCAGCGTGCTGTGGAATATGCTCAAGATCGTCCCGGCTACATGACTTCTGACCAAATGGCATATATGTCCAAACTTGCAGAAGTTGGACTAGGAATTACATCAGAATCTGAATTTGAGCCTGCCGCTGGTCAATCTTTGACACTACCCAACTCTGATTTACTAGTTGCTGGATTTGCTACTTTTTACGATAGGCTTGAAAAATATGCTGGTAGAGTTTTTGACAAATTTGAAGATTTTTCTTCCTTTTTAAGAAAAAGATTAGAAGTATCAAATGTAAGGAATCTTGCTCCTAGATTCATCGATATCATTCAAGAAATTGGTGGTATGGAGAAGACGGGCAAGGTGTTAAAAAAACCCGGTGAAGTTAGCTACGATGTTAAATCTGGTGATAGTGGCAAAACTATGGCTGGCCAAGTTGGTGGCATGTCTGATGTTGAGAGGAAAAAAAGAGAAACTGATCAGATCGCTGCTGGTGAAGGAAGAGAAACAGCTGAAGGTTTCTTTAAGGTTTTGACCGACAGAAGCAAGGTGTGTTTTGCAAATCTTTACAAACAAGCACAAGAACAAGTTGCTGCTTCTAGCAAAAAGATTTATGACTCTACCGGAGTAGGCAGCAATGTCTACAGGAATGCCGCATATGCAAAATATTTTGCTCAATACATTTTGAATATGATTGAGACCAATCCAGAAAAATATGAAAACATCCTAAAGAAGACACTTTCAGTAAGTATTAGCAAAGATGTTGAACAAGCCAAAAAAGTAAAAGGTATGGATGTTCAAAATATTCGTGCTTATGAAGCAGAATTGGCCAAGCAACTTGAGAGAGGATACAGAAAGCTGCCACAATTCCAAAAGGGTGGAGAAGGTTATGAGCGTGGTGCTGTTAGTAAAAAAGCTGCCGAAGATGCCAAAGCTCAAGTCACAGTTATGCTCAGAAAAAACCAAGAAACACTCATGACGCAAGGCATGCCAGAAGGATCAGAAGAAAAGGATTTCTTAAAAGTTGCAACCCAAATGACCATTGATGATATCAACCAAGCAATGGGTCGCAAGAAATCCGAAAAACAAGCTGTTCAGGCTAGATTCGGCAAACATGTTGCTGGTATCCAAGGCATTCACACAAACCTTGTAGTAGTTCCCAAGGGAGTGACAGATGTCGAAGGCTTGCTCATGAGCGACTTCGGACAACAATTCAAAACAGTAATTGCCAAAGATATGGAATTACTTAAAGCATTGGCTGTTCGTGCCTTCCTTGGACTAGCAGGAATCGCAAGAGGCACAAAAGGCTGTATGAATGTTGCACAGGCTCTTGAAAATGTTCCATCAATATTCCGTGATGACATTAGAAAAAATGTTAACATGTCTGGTGCCGATGTGGCTATGGAAGGTTTTATGTTGGAACAAGACGGTCCTGAAGGCACCAAAGACCCATCTGCCGTTGATTTCAGATCTGGAAAATCATGTGATCAGATACTTCTAATAAGAGGCACTACTGATCAGCAAAAACTAACAGACCTTGTCAACAAGTTCTTCGATATCAGATTTCCAAGCCTTGAATTCAAGACAGTTGCCCAAACTAATATTATTGAAAAAGCAATATTTGGCACCATCGTGGCAAGCGCAAATGCTGTTATTGATAACGACAAAGCATGTGATCACCCACAATTTACATTCCCATTCAGGGGAAGACACTATGATATCGAAAAAGGTGTCAAGAAAGAAGCTGTGTCATTTGATGATATCTACGAAAACTTGAAGTTTAAGTATGAAATCAACAGGATAGTCAAAGAGATTATAAATGATATATCGTAATGATGGTAAACCATATGCTGTAACAGGTTCAAGACAGCAGTTTGATGATGGTTTGCCTGAACATGAACTTTTCAACACATGGGATGAGGAGGCCATCAAAATCGGTGGCACTCCTCTGTTTTACTATGAACTGTTCATTGACACTAACAACATAGATCCAATTTATCTTGAGTCTCGTGCCAAAATTTATAGTCCTAATCCAATTCAGCTTTATGGCTATTATGAGCCTGTTGCAAGTCAAAATATGCAAACAGCGTTTGGTATAGATTCTCCTGATGAAATGATTTTTGAGATGAATTATCGAGCGGTTTTGAGGGATGTTGGACATGTGCCAAAAATTGGCTCAAGAATTTTCAGCCCATTTTTAAAAGAAAACTGGGTTATTATAGAAAGAAAAACGGCGGAATTTAAGATGTATCAAGTTTTGCATGTTCAATTGATATGTCAAAGATTCCAAGAAGATGATGTTAGTGGTACATCTGTAAATAAAATGCCTGATGTTGATTACAAAATTGTTTAATAAAGGGGATTGCTATGAAAAGTTTTTATGAATTTTACCGTCTAATCAAGGAAAATAAGTTGTTTGAGCAAGAAATGGGAGATCCCATGACTGCCAACGCAACAGGAGGAACGCCTCCCATGCAAGGTGGAGTTGCTCCTCCTGCCATGCCTGCTGCTGCTCCTGCTGTTGCTGGCGCAGAGGCTATGCCAGAAGAGCCAGAAGCTGGCTCAGAAGAAGACAAGAGTAATGTTTCACCTTCTGCTGGTGAACTAGACACAGAATCTGTAGCACAAGCGCTTGAATCATTGGCCGGAATGGCTGACAATTTCAAGTCCCAAGATGAAGATAAAGGCGCACAGTATGAGCAACTAGTAAATCAACTTAAAGATTTAGTTGCGAGTATTACTGGCACAGAGGACGAGGAAAAAGAAGAGGGAGAAGAAGAAGCTCCTCCTCAAGGCGCAGAAGGACAAAACCCAATTCCTGCTGGTGGTGCTGCTGAGTCAGGAGAAGGCGGTCCCGAATTAGGTGGACAGGCTGGCATGCCTACTGCTCCCGGCGCTGGCACTATGCAGGGTGGAGAAGCCATGATGAATGCAATGGGAGGAGCGCCAGCTGCTCCTATGGCTTAGTAGTTGGTTATTACTAGTTCTTTGCCAACTTTTTTCTTGACGATTTCTTTATCTTCGTCCATGTAAATATGATTTTCGATTGATTTGGCGCTGGATGTACCACCGTATGTCCAGCCCTCTTCGTGTATATTGAAACCAATTTTATTATAAATTTCCCGTATTTCGGGACAATCATCATAACTTATACAAATTTTATGCGGACTTGATTTGCATATTTGTGCAAATTTTTCATGATCTTGTTTGGTAAAATTGTTATCATAAAGTTTGAGTTTTTCTGGCAATAGTGTATTTACAAAATATGGTGGATCGCAATATATCCAAACATTTTTATCTGATGGTTCTAAAATAATTGATTCATATGATTGGCAAGTAATTTTTACATTATTCATATGTTTAGCTGCTTGTTCCATTACAGGCTTTGTTGTTATGTTCCATCCAGCTGGTTTTGAATAATACATTTGGCATTTGACTCCATAACGCACTCTTCCTCCCCAGACGGTGCGATTTACGAAGTAATATCTTAATGCTTGATCACAGTTCTCGTTTTCTGCAAAGAAATCAAACCATTCTTTAAGTCTTGCATTGTAAATTGCCTTTCCACCCGGCTTGGTTGACACAAGTGGTTCTCCTTTTTTTTCCGGTTCGATTTCTCTGCATTTTTTTATAAATTCTTCAGGTCTTTCTTGAAGCGCTTTGTAAACTTCAATTAAATTTTTATTTAAATCATTAATCCATCTTGTTTCCACCTCAGGCATGGCAAAAAAAATACCACCTCCACCAACAAATGGTTCTCTATATTCTTTTATATCTTGTGGGACATATTTCAAAATTGTTTTTTGAATGGCAGGTTTACTTTTCCCGCCGGGATATCTAAAAATACTTTTCATATATTATAAATAAATAACTAAGGATAAATTTTATGAAACCAATTGGGCCAAATTCAAACAGCTATGACAAAACACTTAATGATTTCAAAGAGAAGTCTCCGTTATTTCGTTCTGAGAACATAGATCCTGCTCCGGGTTTTACACAACAACCTCCAGATAATCAAAACAATATAGGACTTGGAGTGCCATCTGATTGGACAACAGATGTCTTTACACAAAAGATAGGACTTGGATCACAAAATAATTGTGATCCTTTTCAATCTGGAAGCATAGTAAACGACCTAGAAACACCAAATAGAAATACAATTTACAGATACAGCAAATCCGTAAGGGCTTGCGACGAAGCTGTTATGGATCTTTTTCGTAATTTGGTTGTTATTGATGAAGACGGAAAAGCTCATCCTGTGCCTATTATTTGGGGCACACAAGAAAGAGCGGTTGCAGCAGTTGTTCAAGAAAATGTTAGAAAAGATGAAACATTAGTTGTTGATAGAATTCGTCTTCCTATGTTAGCAATCAGCAGCACTGGCTTTGGCATGAATATGTCAAGATACACATATCATCATGCAATAAATTTTTTAACTGATCATAGTGGAAAGCCACAATTTACTGCCAATGAAAAGTATGAAAAAGATACTGTTTTTGGAGTTACCAGAGGTATACCGTTAGACATTGATTATACAATGTATGCATGGACATTGCAACTTGAAGATATGAATCAAATATTAGAACAAATTATAACTAAATTTAGCCCGATTGCATACATAAAAGTGCGGGGCGTTTTGTGGGAAGTTGCCGTCAAGTTAGAATCAATCGGCAACAATTTACAAACTGAACCGGGAGATGCGGCTCTTAGAGTAATTAAGTTTCAGTTTATGATCAAGGCCGAAACCTATGTTGCTCAGCCAATTCGAAGAGAAAAAGCCGTGCTTAAGACTCGAATGGATGTAGTAAATTCATTGGATCCTGAGCAAATCAGTGAAATTATGAACAGACTAGAAGAGGCAGTAGAGGAATTAAAATGATAGAAATAAGAAATTTAAAAAAGCATCCTGTACAGCTGATAATCAGGTCTAGATTAACACCAAAAAGCTTTACGGTTTTGAATATTCCGGGCATAGGTAATGGAAAAAATATTTTTAATTTAGAAGAAGAGAGATCAACTGAATATATAGATAGAGCACAAAAGGCTGGTCTTATATCAACCAGATATTTAGTAAACAGCTACGGTAGAGGAGAAAAAAATGGCAATACTTAAGGGTTTTCCACCCAGCAATACAATTAGTCCTTCGATCCGCATTACCGAGAAGGATTTAAGCTTTATAAGCAGCACGCCAAGCTTGAATCGTATCGGTATTGTTGGGTTTGCTTCCAAGGGACCAATTAATACACCGACTACTATTTCAACATTAAGTCAACTTACCACAGTATTTGGAAATCCTCATCCTGACACAGGTGATCCTTACCTAATTTATGCTGCACAACTCGCATTGCAAGTTAGCAATGAAGTTATGATTGTGCGTGTTGCCGAAACCAATCTTGTAAATCCAGCTTATGCTCAAACTGCCGAAGTGGATGTTCTACCATCTGGTTCTGAAATTGATGTTTATTCAGCTACTGCAGGCACTTTTGATTTCGGTCAAGATGTCTTCTTCCGATGGAAAGTAAATGGTGTTTTAGCTAGCAAAACCTTAGTTATTTTGGATGCTAATGCTCCTTTCACCGTTGCAAGCCTTGTTGAAGAACTAAATGCACAACTTGTTCCTTCTATCGATGGTATCGAGTTTTATGAAAATGATCCTGATGGTACTCCTACACTTGGAATTCGCACCACATGGGCTTATGGTCCAAGTGCAACCTTAGAGTTCGTTAGTATTCAAGACATGATGGTAGGCGGGGCAAGCAATCTTGTTGGCCTTGGTGACCTTATGGAAGTTGCTGAAATAGTTGGCACCACTACCCACTATCCTGTAGATGCTTCTCACACAACTCCTAATGTTTGGGATTTCAGCGGTCTATCATCCCTAACCTTACAAGTTGTTGTTGATGGTACCGACAATGTCAACATTGATAATATTGTTCAGACTGTTGATCTGGATTCTCTTCTAACAAGTGGTCCATACACTACTGCTCAAGTTGTATCTGCAGTAAACAGTTACATCACAGTAAATCTCAGTGGTGGTTTCGAAGCATACACTAGCGGTGGCTACAACATCAAGCTTCGCACGCTTACTGTTGGCCGTGATGCAAAAATCAGCGTCAAGGTTGCTAGTACTGGAGATGCAATTCTCGGTCTAGATAATCTTCTTCACTCTGGTGTTTCACCAACCGCTGCTTGGAACGAAGTTGGCGCTGAAACCGCTGGCATTATCACAGGCACTGCTTATGTTGGCACAACTCCTACATTTACAGTGACTGCCGATTCTCCCGGCATAGATGGCAATGACACACAAATCGTTATTACAAACGAAAACGGTGGTACATTCAATATTCAGGTTTTCGTTGGTGGAGATCCCGTAGAAGCATGGGGTAACCTTACTAAAGATGAAAGTTCCACTTTGTATGTCGGAACCTATCTTGACTTGGTAAGTGATTACATCCGAATTACGGACAACACAGCAGTAGCTGCACCTCCTGCCAATACTGGTGGAACAGGACTTGTTTTAACTGGTGGTAGTGATGGTATTCCAACAGACCCAGATGATCAAGACCTTCTCCTAATTGGAAATGCAGCAGCCTTTACCGGCCTGTATGCTTTCTCCGAGCCAGAGCAAATTGATATCGATCTGCTTGCAGTTCCCGGTCACTCATCAACATCCGTTGTATTTGCTCTGCTCAATGTCTGCCAAAACTATCGACAAGACTGCTTGGCAATTGTTGATCCTCCTTTTGGTCTTACACCAAGAGAAATTGTTGACTGGCAAAACGGTGTTCATCCACTAAACACCACACAATTTGACTCCGACTTCGGTGCTCTGTACTGGCCTTGGGTCAAGATTCGTGACACATTCAACAATCTGGATGTATGGGTTCCACCTAGCGGTGCTGTTCTTGCGACTATTGCAAGATCTGACAATCTTTCGTTCCCATGGTTTGCTCCAGCCGGTCTAAATCGTGGTGTGGTTCCCGGTATTACTGATGTCTATACACAGCCAACTCTAGAAGAGAAGGACATGATGTATGGCAACCGCAATGCCATCAATCCAATCGTAACTTATCCTGATATCGCAGGATTCGTTATTTGGGGTCAGAAGACACTACAAAGAAGACCAACCGCTCTAGATAGAGTTAATGTCCGCAGGCTTATGTTCTATCTCGAAAAGAATATCAGAGCTCAGGCTAGGGCCTTGTTGTTCGAACCACACACTGCTGCTCTCAGGTCTAGATTCGTTGACCTAGCAAATGGTGTGCTGCAAAATGTTAAAACAAATCAGGGTGTTTATGACTATGTCATCCAGTGTGATGAAGAGTTGAATCCACCTGATGTTATCGACAGAAATGAAATGAGAGCCAGAATTGGTGTGCAGCCAGTTAAAGCTGCTGAATTCATGTACATTGAATTCTCCTTGCACCGTACTGGTTCGTTTACTGAAAATACAGAGGTTATTGCTTAATTTAATAGGAGACTAATATGGCCTATAATATGGGTATTGGCAAGATTGCCGAAAGAAATGTTACATTCAAGAGGAAGTTTAGGTGGGTTTTTAGGGTCGAGAATATCAATGGTAATCCCGGCCAGTTTATTCCTGAGCATTATGTGAAAAGCACAGGCAGACCGAATGTTGATTTCGGTGAAACCAAAGTGTCTTTCCTTCATGGTGAAATGACTATGCCCAACAGGGCTACTTTTCAGGACATAACACTTGTTTATCATGATATTGTTGATAACGACGATAGCATGTTGCAATTATACAATTGGATTGGAGGTGTATATGACTTCCTTTCACCAACAGGCACAGCAGTCAATCCTCGCATGTCATCTAATGCTACAGGCCCCGGCGGTTATACTGCTACTGGAAAGCTTGGCATGCTAGATGGTTGCGGCAATGGTCTGGAGCAATTCACTCTGTTCATGTGTTGGCCAAAATCTGTAAATTTCGGAGAACTTTCTTACGAAACTATGGAAGCATCTGATGTATCACTTGGATTGAAGTATCAGTTTGCGAAGCGTGTAAACCTAGCTGGCAACCAGCCTACTTTCACTTGTGCTGCTGGTCGCAGTACATCAGGTGGTTCAGGCTTTACTTATAGCTTCCCATGGTCTCCCGCAGGCAGCATTGGTGGCGCAACTTGATTTATTTTTAAAAGCAACAACCTTAAAGACGCTGGGTATCCAGCGTCTTTTTTTTCCATATTGAAGTATAAATAATATAAAGGAATATCTTATGGCCAACATGGGCATACAGTGGGCATTCAATGCTGTATTCAAAAGAAAACACAGATATTTATTTTACATACCCGGAGTCGTTGATGACGGGATCGGTGCTTTGCCGCCAGCTTCTGCTGCTAGACCAAGTTTGTCATTTGAAGAAATGTCTGTGCCTCATTTAACAGAAACAATATTTTTTCCAAGCCGTCCTAATTGGCAAACTTTTCAACTAACCTTATATGATGTTAAAGCCAGTAGTCCTGTGTGGAATTGGGTTTTGCAACTTTATAACCCTTATCAGGGCGGCTATCAAACATCAAATGTTTCTGGAGGCCTTGATTATAACAGATATAAAAAAACCTGTCTTTTAAGCATGCTTGATGGATGTGGGAATACAATCGAATCTTGGCTTTATGAAAACGCTTGGTGTACGAGTGCAAACTTCAATTCCCTTAGCAATGAAGATCAAGGAGTTTGCACTGTAGATATTACTTTGCGATATGACAGAGCATATAAAACAAGTTAGTCGAGAAATTGGTCAGCTTTAATTGCATCTCTGCATTTTGCTAAAAATTCCTCAAGTTCTTTTGGTTTCATGCCAAGAATCCTGCATGCTCCACTTTTGTTTAGTCGGCCTTTTTTAGTATAAACTTTATTTTCATTTAAAAGAAGAGCTTCGATTTTGTCTCCAAATCCACGATCTTCTAGTATTTGTAATATTTCTTGTTTTTCTATAACTTCAAGGAAATTCTTCTTCATATTTATACGCTATTAATCCGAAATACTAACATATCGAATTATGCGCCCCTTTTTTTTATAAATTTTAAATATCCAAAAAATTATATCCTTAAAAAAAATAAAAACTACATTATATCATGGTATCTATCAAAATTTTTGCCTGATATTCTATCTTTTCTCTTGTTGATAAAATCCATTCCTAATTTAACTTGTATTATATCACTATAACGCTTTTTCAATTCTTGATAATTTCTTGCAGATCTCCACAATTGTCTAAAATGATTCAATATACATGTTGTCATATAATTGAATGCTTTTCCTTTAGCTGGATCAAATTTTTCTGCTCTTTCAAAACAAATCAATACACCTTCTTGTACAGCATCGTCTTCATCTATGTTGCTGAACTTGGCATATCTTACAATGTTTTGTGACAAAGTATAAAAAGCAGTTGCAAGTATTTTTTGAGCTTCTACCCATTCGTTTTCAGCATCAGATATTTCTTGTTGTTCGACTTTCAAAGGTTTTCTTATATTTTTTGAATATTGTAGTTGGTGCACAATATCTTGTTGTAAAAGTTTTAATTTTTGTTTCATCCTTTGTGCTTCTTGATACTTAATTATAATTATCTCAAAAGACTTGTTGTTTAGGTATTCGTTTGACATTTTTCTCCTTGAATAAGTATAAATGAAAAAGCTCATTGAAATTTTTTATGATTATTTGTGGAATCCTAAGAAAAAACAAAATATACTTGAAATAATTGAGTTATGTAAAAAAGATAAAATATTAAATGATCATATTTATATTTTTTCTAAAATAATAGAGGAAAGCAAATATGATAGCATTGCTTCTGAAAGAGATACATGATACTAAGGAGACAGAATACTATAAACAATTTTCTGAAAAAATCTTTACAACAAACCCAAACATAAACTTTTTGTCTTTTGAAGAATTGAAAAATCAAAATATTTTACAAAAGTTATTAGAAAAACACAAAATACAAGGTATTCTTGTTTTAGAAAAAAATGAAAAAATAAAGCTACTCAAACTGGAAGATTTCACAAACAGATCGGATTATATTTGTGTGAGTGATAAAAATTGGGTTAACAAGGAGCTCAGAGTATTTTCAAATAATATAAAAAAAACAGCAGAACAATGCCAGCAAATTGTTGTATCGACTGATAAAAAAATTGATAATCCTGTTTTGCCTTTTGAATTTAATTTTCTTAAAGAGATTTATAAAAAAAATGATTTTGCAAAATTTGTATTAGAAAGTGAAAAATGGATATTTCACAACTTAAACATTACAAGCAAGCAAGTTATGTTAAGATACTATTGTGGTCTTGTGTGTCATTTTAAATTAAAAAATACTAAAAAGGCTCTTGAACACTTGGGTGTTTCTATTTTCTTGATGCCGAGTATGCCGGAATTATGGTGTGCTTGGGGAGACATTCTTCTTGATATAAAACAATATGAAAAAGCAAAGCACATATACAAAAATGCAAATATAGTAAAAAAACATAGAAACATATACGACAGATTTCCTTTGTGGATAAAAAAAAATGAAGATTATGCCGAAAATATGTACAGATTGGTTTCTGATACATTACAAGGTATAAAAATTATTAAATCAGTAGATAATTTCTAATTCATTGACAATTATTGTAATCTGATCTTCGTATCTAGCTATAGCAATTTGCTTTCTACCGGGTGGTAAACTTTTTAGCCGTGATTCTAATTCTCCTATAGAGCAATTAATGACCGAGAAATTGTTTTTTGCTAATTCTTCTAAAGATTGATCCAAATTTTTATATTCTTTACTTGGAAAAAATTCTTTTATTTCCTTTTGTGCTTCCCTATAAATTTTTTGGTATATTTTGAAATTACATGTGCAATTAGGATTTTGCAGAAATTTTCGAACATCTTCTTCTAAATGTTTAGGCAACTTATCACGAAAATTTTTATCTCTTAAAGCGGTCTTGATATCAAGAAGGCTTATTTCCTGATTTGTCATTTTCTATTTTCCTCAAAATATAACCACAAATTGTGCATTTAATTTTCTTTTGTCTTTCGAAGAAGACAGGTTTTGTCTTTTTATTTTTTTCGACTTCCAAATAAGGTATTTTTTTTTGTATTTTAGACAAATCAATCTGGCGGGCATTTTCAAAATCATCAATAGTATATTTTTTCGAACAATGTTCACACCAAAAAATAGCTGATTTTTTCATGATTTAATACTCGTGTTTGCTTCGATGTATGTCAAAAACATGGCCCAAAAATAACTCAAACAACTCGAAGCACAACCAGCGGCAAATATTTTGCCTAAAATAAATAAATCTAGCTGGGGCAAAATGAAAACACAACCCAGCGCTAATCCCGACCAAAATCCTGTGCATTGATAACAGTTTATTAATTTAGAAAGAAATTTTGGCATTTTAGAATCAAAGAAATCCCTTATAGATCTAAATATTTCTCCCTCCACTATAATGTGTGTCATGCCTATTGAGGCAAAAATAAAAAACAAAAAATTTCCTAATTCCATAAAGTAACTCCAATCGAATCTTTTTTTCTGTAAACACAAATGTCAATAGTATTAAAGTCTGTTGGTAAAAAAAATTCTATATTATCAATATTGCCACCAAAATGTAAACAAGAATTGTATAAATTTATATCTTTTATAACAGCATATCCTAAAATATTTTGTATTATTTTTAAATCATCGTCTTTAAGCATCTTGATGAATTGAATGGCAGTATTGATCCTCATTTCTTTTAAACCATGTATTCTACTTGCAAAATACCAAGTATTAAACATGCTTTTGTAATTTGGAAGAGCATCCTCTATTTTTTTGTTAGAAAGAATAAATTGCTCTGCATTTTTTATATTTAAAACTATTGCCATAAACTATTATAATTTAAGTCAATACAATTTAGGAGAAAAAATGTCAGATGATGTTTTTCGCATGAGCAAACCAAATCAACAACCCAACGGCGATAATTTTCAGAACAATCACGAGGACGGCGTTCATATTAGTGGAGCAGTACCTCCCGAACTTATGGAAAGATTACAAAAAAGACAGCAGCAAATAGCAAGTGGAGAAGCAACTCCAGTTAGAACTACAAACGCTCCCAGTTTGCAACAATTCGTTCCGAATATGAGCAACGATTTGCAAGCTTTGCTAGAAACACTGAAATTACAATCTGCAACCTATGAAGAAATTGTACTTCCTTCTCTTGGTCGCTTTTATGATGGTACAGATGGGCCTTCTGATGGTCGTTTACACATTAGGCCCATGACTGGTGAGGAAGAACAAATTCTAGCGACACCTAGATTTGTAAAGCGTGGGCAGGCAATAAATATGATTTTTAGCAAGTGCATTCAGGAAAATTTCAAGCCTGAAAACCTTTTGTCAGTTGATAGAACTTATCTTTTAATATATTTGCGTGGTATTTCTTATGGTACCGACTATGAAGTAGAAATAAAAGATCCAGAAACAGATAGAAAATTTACAACAGTTCTTGATCTAGATACTTTGAATGTTGAAAGATGCTCTAATAATTTTGGCCCAGAACTTACGGATGTACTACCTAAAACCGGCTTTCATTTTGAATACAGATTTTCTCGTGGTCGTGATGAAATTGCCGTGCAAGAGTACAGAGAAAAGCGGCTAAAACAAAGTGGAGATAATTCTACAGATGACACTTTGATTTATCGCACAGCACAGCTTGTAAATTCCATTCAAAACATCACAGATAAAAATGAACTACAGGTTCTAATTAAAAAACTGCCAATTCAAGATGTTTCTTATTTAAGAAATCTAGTCACCGAACCTCCCTTTGGTATTGATACTAAAGTAACAGTTGCATCACCAATAACTAGCGACGATTTTGAGGTTGAATTGCCACTAGAAGCAAATTTTTTCTTCCCACGGGGCAAGAAGAAGGAGAAGAACCAAGCCTGATTTTGTACCGTGGATTATTAGAAGAAATGTTCTTTTTCAATTACCATTTAAATATAGACAGATTTAAGTGGATGAAAATACCGATCATGGAAAGAAAATACATGATTGATAGGTTCATAGAGCAAAAGCAAAAAGAAAAAGAAGATATGGAAAAGGAAATGAAAAACGGGTAAAATAAGATAAATATCCTATGCCAACAAAAGAACGATATCAAAATCCTGTAGTCGGTGACACCTTAAGATTAAGGTTGTTTTTTTACAACAGCAATAATTTTGCTGATGTCAATCAGATCCAAGAAGTAAAAATTTATAAAGTTGCCGATGGGGCATCTATGAACGATGTATCGGCAAGGACGCTGGTTCAAACTGTTACCAGCGCATCAATTGTAAATAGCGATACAGGCCAGTATTATATTGATATTGAAGTTTCTGAAAACACCTATACAATAGGTAATTATGTTGATGTTTGGACTGTAAATTTCAATAATCAATTTGATGAAATTTCTGATGTAACCAATCCTTTTACAGTGTATCCAAACCTTTGGTACACCACACCAATACCAGTTGTTTATGATTTTAATTTTGCTTTTAGACCATCAAAATTAAGAAAAGGATCCAAGCGTTATCTTATTATTGAAGTAACTCCAAATGTTCCCAAAGGAACAGATTTACAAAGATATTATGAAAATCTGGCTATCGTTGGTAATATGAAAGTTTCTATTGAGCAAAGAACTGGTGATTGTTTGCCACAAGAAGCAGATCTAAGACTATTAGTTGATAAAGCTGATGTTACTTACAGAGAAAAAAAGTTTGGCTATTATATGTTAGATACCACAGATATGGAAGTTGCAATTTATGATGTTTGGTTTGAACTAGACCTTGGTGAAAATACTTATATATCAGAAAAATATCAAATACAGATTTTTGATTAGTTTGCCAAAAAACATTTTTTGCGTACTATGAAATCGACTACGGCGAAAATAAATTTGACCCTTTTATAGACACATACTTAAGTCTGGAGGACTACATGTCTATTAAGCCTGATACCTTGGATTGGTGGTTCAATACTAATAAAAATGTCATGCTTGTTGGCCGTCATGGTGTAGGCAAGACCGCCATGATCAAAGCATGTTTTGAACGACATGGCCTTATTCACAACGAAACTTACCTATATTTTAGCGCTTCAACCTTGGACCCTTGGGTGGATCTTATTGGCTGTCCCAAAGAAGTCCGAGATGAAGAAGGACGCTTATATCTTGATATAGTTAGGCCAAAAAATCTATATCATGGTAAAATTGTTGCAATTTTCTTTGATGAGTTCAATCGTTCTCCTAAAAAAGTAAGAAATGCAGTCATGGAGCTACTGCAGTTCAAAAGCATCAATGGATTTAGGTTTCCAGACCTGAAGTGTGTTTGGACTGCTGTAAACCCTGATTCTGATGATGTTTATGATGTTGAAAAAGTAGATCCTGCTCAAGAAGATCGATTTCATATCATAAAAGAAATTCCCTACGAATGTGATTTTGATTTCTTTGTATCAAGATTTGGACAGGAACATGCTGCCACCAGTATAGAATGGTGGAATGCCCTTCCTGATGCCGAAAAAAACAAAATCAGCCCTAGACGACTCGAATACGCTCTGGACGAATTTATTGCAGGAGGAGATGTTCGTGACATTCTTCCAGTGTCATCGAATATTCCAAAGCTACTACAGTCTTTAAAAAACGGCTCTGTTGAAACAAAAATAAAATCTTTGTTTGAATCAAAAAACGAATCAGATTCAAAACTTTATCTTTCGAACGATAATAATTCTACATCTGCTATTCCACACATTATTAAAAATGATGACTATATGAATTTTTTTCTCCCATTAATTCATAAAGAAAAACTTATGTCTTTACTAATATCAAACGATGATGTCTTCAAACACATCAGCAAAAATTGGCAAGCATACCCTGTTTTTGAAAGTTTGCTTCAATCAGGACTTTTAAGCAAAAATCAACTTCTTAAGAAAAAAATACAAAATGTTTTTGCCCGTAGTCAAAGAGAAAAATTTAATAGCCTGAAAAATAAAAACACAGATATTGCCGATAGTATTCCTCCTTTAGAACCATTTAAACCAACCGCTTTAAGACCAAAAGATGGTCTTTGCAGCCTTTTGTCAAGTTTGCATATGACAAACATGAAATTAATATCTAAAAAATTTGATAGTTATAAAAAACTATGTTTTGAAATACCAGAACAAATATCTAAAGATGAGTGTTTGTCTGTTTTGATTTTTTTAAATGCAATATGTGAAAATTCTTCTACAAATACACTATTATCGCAAGAGCTACACGGCTTGCCTAATGTGGCTAATTTCTTGCTTAGTAAATTACACAAAATGGCAACCACACAAGGGTTTGATTTTAGCGAAATAATAAATGACCCCAAATACAAATCAATTCTGCTTCTTTCTGGTGTAGGATTGGCAAATGATTTTTCTGAATCGGAGTGCATATGATCACAACTAAAATGATTCCTAAAGATTGGAAAAAAATATGCCTAGATCTGCAAGACTATCATACAATTTTTTACAAAATGTGGGAAATTGGCAAGCCTGTTTTTACTACAGAAATTCCTACCGCTTGTGTAACTTTTGATAAAGATGGCAAACATGTTAGTTTTCTTTTTAACCCAGATTTTTGGGATTCGTGTTCCTGCTATAAAAAGCTGTTCGTAATATGCCATGAGTCTCTGCACATTCTTTTTAACCATGGCTATAGATTTGCAGAATCAGAAAATCCACTTCTGTCAAATGTTGCTATGGATGTTGCTATAAACCACGCTTTGCTTTCTAGGTTTGGTTTTTCTCGTGAGAAAATTGAAGGCTGGGAAGAATATTGCTGGATTGATACTGTTTTTAAAGATAAAACTTACAATGGTTTGCCAATATCTGATGATGAAACATCTGAATTTTATTATCGATTGCTTTTAAAGGATTCCACTAAAAAATCTAGTAAAAAAGACGGCAGCAATGATGGTTCGGGTAAAAAAGAAGATGTATCAGGACAGTCCTATCCTAAAACGGTAGATCACCACGATTTTGACAAGAATTCTTCATCAAACAAAATTGTAAAAGAAATATCCAAATCTTTAAGTGGAGAGGAAAAAAAAGAAATTGGCAACATGATGTCAAAACACAAAAAAGCTGGCACCTCTGCCGGTGGCCTAATAGATTATATTCCAGAAGCATTTATTGCAAAAAAGAAAAAATGGGAATCAATTGTTAAAAAATGGACTTCAAAACTTCGTTACGAAACAGAAATACTCTCTGATCAATGGGCCAGAACACATAGAAGACATGTCTTTTTAGGCAAGGATTTATTTTTGCCCAGTGAACAAGATGTACTGGATATCAAGACAGAGAAAAAAAGGCTTTCTGTGATGTTTTTTCTTGACACCAGTGGTAGCTGCTACCATTTGAAAGAAAGATTTTTTAATGCAGCCTTGTCTTTAGATAAGAAAAAATTTGATGTAAAGCTTTTTTGTTTTGACACTAGGGTGCAAGAAACAACTCTAGAATCTAGAAAAATATATGGTGGTGGTGGAACATCGTTTTGTATTTTAGAAAATTTTATATTAAATCAAATAAAACAAAATAATTCCAATTATCCTGATGCAGTGTGGGTTTTAACTGATGGCTTTGGAGATCATATTCATCCTTTAAAACCAGATGTATGGAACTGGTTTTTGACACCAAATGGATGTATAGATTATATTCCAAAGCAATCACATGTTTACAATCTTGATGAATTCGAATAATCAACACTCCATAATATTATGGGGTGAAATATGTCTATTAATGCCGATGAATTTGACGATTATCATATAGATGATATATCAAAAAACAAACCTAAGAAAAAGGTTAATGGGAAAAAAAAAGGAAATCGTACAGAATTAGATTTGACCAAAATACTTACTGAAAGATTTAAAAGTCCATTCAGTAGAACTGTGGGATCTGGCTCCCGATGGTCACAAGCTACTTTGCCTCAGCATGCTAAAGAAGTGTTTTCTGGAGATTTAATTGTCCCTAAAGGTTTCAAATTTGCAATAGAATCGAAAGGTGGATATGATAGTATTGATATAGGATCTATTTTTTTGACTGGGAATAAAGAACTAGAAACATTTTTCGATCAAGCAACAGAGGATGCAAAACGATGCAATAGAAAGCCTATGTTATGCTGGAAAAGAACAAGAAAACCTTGGATTGCATTTGTTATTAAGGAAGAAATAAAAAACATAGAATTCAAATATACAATAACTTATGGTAAGTGGACAGGAATTGCTTTAGAACATTTACTTAAATTAGAAGATGATTTTTTTATAGATAAAGAAAATTAAATATTAGATATTTTTTGATATATTTTTTTTATTTCATTTATTTTTTCAATCAACATTTTTTTCTTTTCTTGATTAAATATTTTGCTAAATATAAAAGATCTAATTTGTTTTTCTAGTTTTATATTCAGATACATAATATCAGTTATTTCTTTAAAAACAAGCTCTTCTTCATTTGAAGAAGTAAGTTGGCTTGGGTTTGAAACTTCGAATAATTTCTTTTCATTTAATAAAAAATCTTTTTTGTAAATAAATTTTTTTAATATGATTTCTTCGTTTTCTTTTAAAATTAATTGAATAATTTGACTAGGTTCTATTTCAACTACAATTGTTGGGTTAATTTTAATTCCATTTTTTTGCAAAGTTCTCAATGATTCATTGAGTATGTCAAGTGTACTGAAGAAAAAATATTGACCCAAATCATTTCTGAAGTCGGCTAAAAATAATGGTCTATGTAAATTTCTAAATAAGTATAAACTTCTTTCTTTTGCTGTAATTTCAGAAAAAGCAATAGCATAATAGCTTTTTTCTATTTCGTCAATTAGCTTGGTTATTGAAGTTATGGCTTGCTTTTTGTTTTCTAAAAATCTGAGAATGATTTCTGAATCACATTTACTTACTAGTTCCAATCCATTTTTCAATTTTTTAAATTCTTTGTCACTTATCATTCCATTGTGAATTATAGCTTTTTTGTAATCATGACTGACAAATGGGTGATTGTTTTCATTATGACAAGCAGGACCTGAATTTGGTGATGTAGCCCTACAGTGAAACAAGCCTAAGCTCAGATCGTTTTGCCAAATTTTTTTATATTTTGAATGCAATACAATATCTGTTGAAGGACCAGATTGTTTATAATAAAATATTTTTTTTTGATCAAAAGAACTAACACAATAAAAACCAGAAGCATCTATGCCTCTGTATCTTGTATTTTTGAATAACTCATTAACCAAGCTTTCACTTGCTGTTTTGTTTGTCGAAATACCTATGAATCCTAAAAGTCCACACATATTAAGTTACTGGTGGCATTCCCAGTGCCGAGGCGGGTTTCTCAGCAGGAGCACCTGCAAAACTGGGCAATTCTGGTTCTATTGTTGCAGCACCCGGCTCCATGGTATTCACAGGACCGCTAGAATAAGGTTTTGAAGCGTCTTTAGAGGCCACTCCCAAATCATTTGTTGGGACTCCTATATTTTTCATAGTTGTACCAAGCTGTTGTGCAGAGGAGAATATTACTTGTTCTAAATTGTCGTTCTTATCTAAAGCTTTTGCCAAATTGACTCCAACTGTTTGTAGATCTAATAAAAATTTGTAATCGGATGACTCCCAGTGACCACCTAAAAGAGATCTTATTTTTGTTACAATTTTATCAGCCATACTAACCAAGTTTTTAGTGCCTATTTCTTTAACTTGGCCGCTTAGTGTTTCTAGCGACGATTTTATCTTTCCGATTTCCAATCCTAAGAATTGGCGGTTTTCATTCAGTATAAAATTTCTAAAGTTCAAATGTAATTTATCCATCATTTCTATTTATGTTTTCAAACTTCTTCTTTAAAGAATTTTCTATCAATCCAACAAATAAAGGAGAAGCACCCATGAGCCTCGACTTGAACTCAGGATGTGCTTGGGTGCCCACGAAATATGGATGTATAGATCGTTCTAATTCCATAATTTCTATTAATCCAGTATCAGGGTTTCTCCCTGTAACATGGAAGCCTTTGTTTTTGAATGATTCAAGACTTACTAGTTCGTTATTAACTTCATAACGATGTCGGTGCCTTTCGTGAATTATTTTCTTTTTATACCACTCATATGCTATAGAATCTTTGGCTAATTCACAAGAATATGAACCTAAACGCATGGTGCCAGATTTCTTAGTAATCTTCTCTTGTCCCGGTATATAATGCACAACAGGGTGTTTGGTATTTGTGTTGAATTCCTCGCTGGTTGCGTCTTCCCAGCCAACAAATCTTGCAAATTCGATTACTGCACATTGAAGGCCCAAACAAATGCCCAAAAATGGCACTTTGTTTTCACGCACATATTTTATGCCTTTTATTTTTCCTTCCACACCACGAACATCAAAACCACCGGGAACAATCATTCCATCTATGTTTTCAACCAATTTGGCAACGCACTTTAAGTCCCTACAAGCTTCTACCTCGTCGGCATTTATCCATACTATTTCAGCTTTAACATTTTTAGCCACAGCAGCATGGAATATGGCTTCTTTAAGACTCAAATAAGCCTCATCACAATTATCGTACTTATTTAAAACCGCAATTCTTACAGTCTGCAAATCATCACTATTTACATATTTTTCCACTAAATCTCTGTATTTGTGTATGCGAACGCCATTTCTGGTAAGATGGAATTTGTCAATAACCAAATCATCAACATGTCTATTATAAAATTCAATAGGAACTTGGTATACAGATTTTACATCAGGAGCTTCAAACACAGAAGATCTAGAAACATTTGTTAAATTAGATATTTTTTCCAATATTCCCTTAGGAATATCTCTATCAGTTCTGCAAAATAACACCTCTGGTTGCAGTCCATTACTTTGCATGCATTGCACTGCTTGTTGTAGTGGTTTTGTTTTAAATTCTTTAATAGTAGGAACCCATAGAACTGGGGCTACCAAAGTGATCAGGACATCATTCCAATTTCTTTGCTTGAATTGTCTTACTGCTTCTAGAAATGTATATGACTCTGCATCTCCAACGGTGCCACCTATTTCAACCAATACTATGTCGGCATCTTTTCCTAAATCTAATAGTCTTCCAATTATTTTATCTGTTACATGTGGCACAATTTGAACGGTTTGGCCAAGATACTTACCTTGATCCTGCTCTTCGATGATTTCTTTATAGACAGTGCCAGATGTTAGAATGTTTTTTGAACTAACTTGACAATTAATTATTCTTTCATAAGTTCCCAAATCAAGATCGGTTTCTGAACCATCGTCGCAAAGAAAAACCTCACCATGTTCTCTAGGTGCCAGCACACCTGCATTGGTATTCAGATATGGATCAAACTTAATAGGAACAACCTTTAACCCACGCAAGGCCAACAAAAGGCCCAAACTTGCTATGGAAACTCCTTTGCCAGTACCACTAATTACACCACCACAAACAACAATGTACTTGGCCATGTTTTCCCTTGTGTGACTTTTTCAAATCTTACTAAAAATTATTTTTCAATCAATTATTTTTCAATCAATTCTTTTTCTTTAACTTAAATTAGTTTTATTCAGAGAAATCATTTTTTTCTTCAAAAAATCGACAACCTTGGTGCTCAAATGTCAATAAACCTTTACGAGGACTGTGACGATTAATACACACACCATAATCATGGCCAAATGGCTGTTCTAATTTAATGAAATACTTGCAATTACAAGAACAATCTGGCCCATAATCAGCTGTCCGACTTCTGTTGCCATAGGGCTCAAAGTCGGACGGCAAAACCACCAAGGCGCTTTTAATCGCACGCATATCATCCATGATTAAACTCCTTAGGATTCACAATTTGTGCATTCAAGAATCGATCTTGCAAAACTCTGGGCAGCGTTTACGGAAATTTGATAATATAAACCCTTGATGCCCATTTTCCAACCTTCAATAATCAATGCGTTTACATCCTTGGTAGGAACAGATGGGTGGATCATAAGATTGAGACTTTGTCCCTGATCGATGTACTTCTGCCTTTGTGCTGCCTGAATAACAATTTCTTTAGGGCTAATTTCAGCAAAAGTTTTGAATACATTTTTTTCTTCATCTGTAAGACATTCTAAATGCCGAACGCTTCCACCATCCATAAGAATACTCTTCCATATTTCTTCAGTATCGTGTCCTTTAGCTTTCAAAAGCTTCTCAAGCTCTACATTCTTGATTGTAAATTTACCCTTTTGCAAATCCTTAATATAATAGTTGGTTCTATGAGGCTCAATACCTTCAGAAACCTGTCCCAAAATAAACGCAGACGATTTTGTAGGGGCTATAGCAAGAAGAGTGGTATTTCTTCTGCCGTAACCCTTACACACTTCTGGCTCACCATATTCTTCTGCTAGCTTTGCACTGGCTTTATATGCGGCTTCTTTGATGTTTTTTGCGATTTGAGTATTGTGGAACTTGGCTTCCATACTCTCCCAAGGAATCATCTTGCTTTGTAAGTAGCTATGCCAGCCAAGCCAGCCAACACCAAGAGCACGATGCCTTTCGGCAAATCTAACAGCCCTTTCCATAAACTTAATATTCTTGGCTTTTTCAATAAATTCTGTCATCACAGCATCAAGAAGATAAACAAGAAGCTCTACAGCATCTGTGTCTTTCCACTCGTCATAATAAAGAATATTCATACTACTTAAATCACAGACAAAAGATTCGTCTTCATTGTCAACCAAAAGCACCTCATTACACAAATTTGAGTGTGTAATCTTCATTCCTTTGTCTTTATAACAATCTACAGTATTATTATTTGCATTGTCTATAAATGTAATATATGGATAACCAAAGTTTGCTCTCATTTCGAGAACTTTAGCCCATACTTTTCTTTTGTCTGCATCTCCATTAATCATTTCTTCCATCCAATAGTCTGGAACACAGACACCATATGACAAATCTTGGATAGCGAAACCTTCAGTTCTTATCTGAAGGAATTCCATAATGTCGGCATGGTCAATAGGAAGATAAGCAGCGAAGTTACCTCTCCTTGTTGAGCCCTGTGACACAATTTGAATTAGGTTTTCAAACGCTTGCATAAAGTGAACAGCACCAGAGCTTTCTCCGTTGTCTCTAATAGATGCTCCTCTGGGTCTTAAATTGCCAAATGTGGCAGATGTTCCTCCACCATATTTGGTCATCATGGCTACTTCTGCCCAAGTATATGCAATAGATTCCATAGAATCGCTTATTGACGACCCAAAGCAGGAAATGGGCATTCCTCTTTCATTGCCAAAGTTTGTCCAAATGGGAGTGGATAGGCTATACCAACCCTTTTGGAAATTTTCCTTGAACTTGGCAGCAAATCCCGGCTTGTTAAGTAGCTTTTCGGCTGTATTGCAAATCTCATCAACTCTTTGATCGACAGTTTGACCATCAACCAAATAGTCTCTCTCAAGAAATACTTGAGACATTTCAGTAAGCCATCTATATTTGCTGCTCATTAGAATAAGTCCTCTGCTGTTGTTGGCTTTGCATTTTTGGAATATGTCACAGGTTTCTTATGGAAGAAGTCTGTGTTAACTTCGGCGTGTATTTCATCTTCAAACCATTTTAACTCGGAAAGTTTAGACTGATCAATATCAAAAACCTTTTTGCCTCCTACCATTTCAACGCTTTCGTTAAACCTTTGCTTGATATATTCTTTTACATTTTCTTTTGACAAGAAATAAAGTTCTCCAGCTTCGAAAATCCAATCAATAATTTTTGCTTCGGCTTCATATGCTTTTTTGCAAGCTCTATACAGTTTGTTGTAGAAATCTTCATTGAACCAATCAGGAAATTCTTTTTGAATAGTCTTTATTAAATAAACACCAAGAAGAGCATGTATTTGCTCTTCTTTTTGAGTAGCTTGAACAACATTATCAATATCTTTTAAACAATTCATATACTTGTTAAAAGATTTTATAACTAAAAACTGAGAGAACAGACTGACATTTTCTATGAATATACTAAACAAAGTTAAAGTTAAAGTATAATTTTCATCGCTATTATCAGAAGCGCCTTTTAAATACTTTGTCAAGTAATCAACTCTACCTTGAATAACAGGATTTTGCAATAGTTGATCAAATTCATTATTCATTCCCAGAACTTCTAGAAGATGGGAATATGCATCTGAATGCCTT